CACAAGAGGCCGACCACCTAGCGATATGGGAACTGTATGGACGACCTGAGCATATCAACGCGGGTGACACCGTTTACAATGTCGGTGATGCTGACCGTCTGTTTATTGCAGACACGGGCGGCACAGACACATTGCAAGTATATGGCAACGGTTCGTATGACATGAACGGCGGGGCTGATAATGAAGCTTTCGGGCTGGATCAGGATGCAGTAATCGAGAACCTGACTGTGTACGTTGACGACGGCTATTCGGTTCAAATCGTTGGCAACAGCGGCGATAACATTATTACGATTCTGGATGGGTAGCCATTATTAAGATTAGATTGATAATCCGCCGCTATTGTGGCATTGTTCTATAAAATAAGGGGGCCGACATGGCTGACACAACCACAACAACATACGGCCTTGTAAAGCCCGAAGTTGGCGCGTCTGAGGATTCGTGGGGCGCAAAGATAAACACCACGCTTGACACGCTTGACAACCTTCTGGACGGGACCACGGCAATCGCGCCGAACCTTTCGGCCCTAAAGATTGCAGGAACAACGGTCACGGCAACGGCGGCGGAGTTAAATATCCTAGATGATGTTACCGCTACAACGGCAGAGCTAAACTACAATGACATCACGACGCTTGGCACAACGGAAGCGAGTAAGGTTGTAACCGCCGCCGCCGATGGTGTTGTTACGTTCACAGCGGGGCCAGTGGGGCCTACCGCAACGGCTGGCACAGATACCACGCAGCTTGCCACGACGGCCTTTGTGTTGGCGAATGGTCCGGTAGGTGTGAATTCACAATATCAAGAATTCTTAACGTCTGGAACTTGGACAAAGCCCGCGAATGTGACTTGGGTTTATGTTGAGGTTATTGGCGCTGGTGCGGGTGGTCGTAATATTACTAACGCAGTTTCAAATGTTTCTGGCGGCGGTGGCGGCGGTTACAACGAGGGCCTATTCCAAGCGTCAACGCTAGGGGCAACGGAAGCTGCAACCGTTGGGGTTGGCGGCGCGGGCGGCGCAACGGGCGGCGAAAACGCAGGCACCGGCGGCGGGTCTACGTCATTCGGTGCCTTTCTTTCTGCGCGCGGCGGCGTGTCTGGGACAAACATTGGCGCAAATGGTGGTGGCGGAGAGGCGGGGGGCGGTAACGATCGGCCATCAAGTGGCGGGTATTCGTCTGGTGGCGGAGGCGTAGGTCTTTTTGACGGCGGCTCTTGCGTTAGAGGGGGCGCGGGCGGTGGCGGGTCTACCGACGGCCTTGGTGGTCTTTCCTCAAGCGGCGGTGCCGGAGGGGATGGAAACGATAGTTCTGGCGTGTCGGCTAGTAACGGCGCGGTGCCTGGCGGCGGTGGCGGTGGATGCGAAAATGACGGCGGCGCGGGCGATGGCGCAAACGGTCGCCTTCGTGTCTGGGCTTGGTAAAGGACATCAATAACTTGAGGTTTATAACATGCCCCTAATTCCCCTTGAAATACCGCCTGGCGGATACCGCAACGGGACCGAATTGGACCAATCTGGCCGATGGCGCGAAATGAACTTAGTTCGTTGGCGTGATGGGTCGTTACGTCCCGTCGGCGGGTGGCGGCTGCGGGCCGAAACGGCTTACACGGGAATTCCGCGCGGGGTTGTTGCGTGGGAAGACCTATCAGGAGATAAGCGCGTGGCTGTTGGGTCGTTTAGCAACCTATACACCACAAACGCGGGCGGGGTCACAACGGACATCACGCCAGCGGGCTTTACTTCTGGGGATGAGATTGCGGCGGTAGACACAGGATTTGGCGGCGGTTTCTTCGGCACAAGCTACTTCGGAACGTCGCGCCCTGACACGGGCAACTTTTCAGAGGCTACAACTTGGTCCCTAGATAATTGGGGCGAATACCTTGTGGCGTGTTCGTCAACAGATGGCAAGATTTACCAATGGGAACTTAACACCGCAACGGTTGCGGCTGTGCTTGCAAATGCGCCCGTGAGCAATCTTGGAATGATGGTAACGGCGGAACGGTTCTTGTTCGCACTTGGCGCCCGCGGCAACCCGCGCTTGGTCCAATGGTCGGATCGAGAGGACAACACAACTTGGACCGCTGCGGCCACAAACGAGGCGGGCGAAATTGAGCTGCAAACAGCGGGCCAGATCATGTGCGGGATTAACGTGCGCGGTCAGGCTTTGATTTTAACAGACCAAGACGCGCATTCGGCAACATACGAGGGCCCTCCCTACGTTTATAGACTAGAACGGGTTGGGCAGTCGTGCGGGGTCATGTCACGCAAGGCACTGGCAACCGTTGACGCAGGCGCATACTGGATGGGGCAAGAAGGCTTCTTTTCATACGCAGGCGGCGCGGTTCAAGAGATTCCTTGTGAGGTCGCTGACTATGTTTTTGGCGACTTGAACAGGTCTCAATCCAGCCTTGTCCATGCCGTGCCAATGGCGCAATTTGGGGAAATATGGTGGTTTTATCCATCCGGCGCATCTAACAAGTGTGATCGATATGTTACAATGGATTACAAAGAGGGGCATTGGACGTTTGGCGAAATTGACCGGACGTGCGGCGTTGCTCGTGGGGTATTCAAATACCCCCTTTGGGCTGACACGCTAGGCAACCTTTGGGAGCAAGAGGTTGGTTTAAACTATGATGGGGCGACCATCTTTGCCGAAAGCGGACCAATCAGCATAGGCTCAGGAGACCAAGTTTTGTCTGTCACAAGCATGATACCGGACGAAATCACGCAGGGCGACGTATCAGCGACATTCAAAACGCGCTTTTATCCAAACGGCGATGAGCAGTCACACGGGCCTTATTCTATGGCAAACCCTACAGATTTGCGCTTTACGGGGCGACAGATCAGAATGCGTGTCGAGGGTGAGAGGCTGGCAAACTGGCGTGTGGGGACCATGCGACTTGATGTAACGCCAGGTGGCCGCAGATGAGCCGCCCCCCCGTTGTCGGGCCTGACGTAAAGGTCTGGGCAAACGACCTGAGGCATTATCTTGCGCGGCAAATGGACCGCCTAACGTGGCGCGTATCTGGGCAGAACGCATCTGATAACGGTCTTTTGCTTTGGGATGACGCGGCGGGTTATGCTGTTGTTTCGTTGGACGGCGATTGGCGGAGAATGGGGACCTATGTGGCTGCGCCTGCTAGTGCCACGGCAACGGGCAAGGCTGGTCATCTGGCGACCGATGCAAGTTACTTCTATGTCTGCACGGCAACGGACACATGGAAGCGTGTGGCGTTGTCAACATGGTGAACCTTGAAGCATATCGCGAGTGGATCGATGCCGCGCTTGAATACAGCGGCGGCACTCACAGCTTTGACGATATTGCCGATGGCGTAAGGTCTGGTCATATGCAGCTTTGGCCCACAGAAAAGGCGTGTGCAATCACAGAAATCGTGGTATATCCCCAAAAGAAGATTTTGCATGTGTTCCTGGCAGCGGGTGACTTGGAACAAATCACGAACGCCATTGGGGCCGTTGAGGAATGGGGCAAAGCACAGGGGTGCGAAAGTCTAACGATGAATGGCCGATTTGGTTGGCAGCGCGTCTTGAATAAGCGGGGATGGTCCCCGACAATGGTAATAATGGAACGGAGCTTGTAATGGGCCGTGGTAGCGAAACAAACAAAACAGAAATACCTCAATGGCTTGAGGACGCGGCGCGCGGCAACATTGCGCAAGGCCGTGATGTCGCAAACCTTGGGCCTGTGCCATACTACGGGCCAGACGTTGCGGCGTTTACGCCAATGCAAGAGGCAGGGTTTCGAAACACAAGCAGGGCTGCTAGAGCTTTTAATATGGACGGTGGAGACCTTACGGGTATGGAGGGAATGCCGCAGGCGCAGACTTTTGCAGGCGGCGTTCGGGGCTATTCATCCGCTCCAATTTATGAGGAAGCGCTAGCACAGCTTGAGGCGCGTAACCCTGGACAGTTTGCGGCCATCCAAAATATGTTTATCAATCCGCAGACGGGCCAAGGCGGCTATCAGCCAATAATGCCAATGGAGCCACCAGCGGCCCCTCATTTTGGCGGCGGTGGTGGTGGCGGTGGTGGCAACGGCTACCAAGGACCAAGTGGCGGCGGCGGCGGCGGATCAATAGGCGGATATTCGTCTATTGGTGATATGTTCAATGGCGGCGGGCCCGGCGCTTCTGGCGATCAATACGGCGGCGGCGGGCGTCTTTCCGCATTGGGCAACGTGATTACAGGGAACTATTAAAATGGCAGGCGGAGCAAACCCACAACAAACGCAGGCACCACAACAGACACAGGCACCACAAGGCAACCTTGACCCATACGCGCAATCGGGGGGGGCTTACAACGCAGCGCTCGGTGGCACGCAACAGGCGATGGGCTTTCAAGCACCGCAAGCCAGCCCGACGGGGTACGACGCCGCTACGGCAGGTTCTCAGGGGTATAATGCCGCTACGGCAGGTTCCCAAGGCTACAACGCTGCCACAGCGGGTTCTCAAGGATATAACGCCGCCTTGGCGGGGTCGCAGGGCTATAACGCGGCCACGGCTAATTCTCAGGGCTATGATGCGTCGCAAATTGCAGGCGCGTCACCCATTGTAGCGCAAAACGTGCAGGCGGGCCAAGTTGCTGGCTCAGACCTGAGTGCATATACAAACCCATACGAAAACCAAGTTGTCGGTCAGGCGCTTGGCGATATTGAGCGTTCGCGCCTTATGCAGCAAAACCAGCTTGGTGCGCAGGCATCCGCGGCGGGTGCGTTTGGCGGGTCACGTCAAGGCATAGCAGAGGTCGAAACGAACCGCGCGTTTGCAGATCAGGCAGCACGTACAGCTTCCGGCTTACGTCAATCAGGCTTTGCCAACGCGCAACAGCTTGCAGGTCAAGACATTGCAAGCCAGATGCAAGCGTCTTTGGCAAACCAAGGCGCAAACCTTTCCGCTCAGGGGCAGACGGCTGGAAACACTCTTGCATCACAACAATTCAATTCTGGCGCACTTAACCAAGCTGGGCAATTCGGGGCCAGCGCGGCAAATACTGCGTCATTGTCAAACCAAAACGCCTTTAATCAAGCCAGCCAGTTTGGTGCGGCGGCGGCGAATACTGCGTCTCTAGCAAACCAAAGCGCGCTTAACAACGCCAGCCAATTCGGCGCAAGTGCCGCAAATAATGCTTCCTTTCAAAACCAAAACGCACTTAATCAAGCGGGCCAGTTTGGTGCCGGTGCCTCTAACGCCGCCGCTTTTCAAAACCAGAATGCCTTTAACCAAGCCGGACAATTCGGCGCGGGCGCAGCCAACAATGCAATGCAGCAAAACCAGAATGCCTTTAACAATGCGGGCCAGTTTAACGCGGGCGCAATGAATCAAGCCTCAATGGCAAATCAAAATGCGGGCCTGTCTGCAAACCAGCAACGGCTTGCGGCCTCAAACCAGATGGGCAGCTTGTCAAACCTTGGCTTTGGCTTTGGTGAACAAATATCAGACCGCCAACAGCGAGAGGGCGCGCTGCAGCAGGGCATTAACCAACT